CCAACGTATTCCAATCAGTTGTGCGATAAATCTGCGTCAACTGCTCAATGGAACGTGGAACAAGAAATTGATCGCCATACCAGCACTCAACAATATCGGCAATCTTGTACGTGCCCTCGTTGGCTTCCAAATCATATGTGCCAATTTTGGCGACACCAGCCATCGGGTCAAGGTGCTGTTGGATATATCGAGTCTCTTGGCAAAACTCTATGCAAGCATTGCGAATCGCATTGAACGCCACGTTCTCAGGCACATCCTTGACGAACTGCATGACCTCAGGCAAAAACAAATCGTAAGAGACTTCGTTCATGAAATTGATCCAGGCATAGTAGGATTACGTGGCAACAAGCCCAACTCAGGTGAGCCTGTTGTTTCAGATTGTGCTTTGACGTTTGTGGCAGCAGTAAATGTAGCCAAATACATCTGACCCAAAGCAACGCCGGGGGCGTACTCTGCATCTTTTGTACAAGCACGGAACATGATGTAATCGAGCAAAGGCCCTTGGTACACATCAAACATCGGAATGACGTCAGATTCAGAAGTCAAGTCACTTGGCTGCATTGAGTAATTTATCTCAAGATAGTTTGTGCCTGTGCTTGGCGGGTACACATAGTACGCCGTCTGATCTTGCAAATCGTAAATATAGTTTTTGGTAACTGCGCTAGCTTTTGCGGTGTGCCAGTCTGGTTCAAACGCATCCAGCAGTTCACGGGAAATAATACGGACAGCACGACCAGGAGTTGTGCCTGTTGTGCCCATATTTCGGTACACGTTCAACAACATCCAACCCCCTGTGGGGAGTGTCTGTCTTGTTCCTGCTACAAGCTGCACCGCACCGGGTGTATTTGTAGCATTAGGTTGCATGAGCACAATTTGCCGCAAGCCATCATTAAGCCACTTCAATAGCTCTGCTCTTGTCCAGCGTACGCCAGAAATGTCGATAAGCTGCGTTGCAGCTTTATCAATAATAGCCCCAGCGGTAACTGTGCCCATGCCCTACCTCAAGGTGTTACGTCAAGTGCGGCACGCACTGCAACCAGTGTAGTACCAGCCCAAATTCCTTGTTGACAAATTACGTTTGCGTTTGCGTCAGTTTTGCTGACATCGTAAGCGTGCATTGCTTGTGCTTGGGTCACGCTGAAACCAGCTTGCACCAAACCGTCCGTGTTATCCCCTGTTGAATCTTCAGCCACTACAGCCAAAGCTTGGGGGTAAGACAGACCACTGATGATCAAATCGTCGAGTACAGCCATGTCGGTCTCCTAAAAAACAACGGATGGGGGGCCGAAGCCCCCCGTTTATCAGCCTGCGACTTGCAACAGAGCCAAACCGTTTGCTTGAGCGACTTGAGTGCCGTACACGTTCAGACCGCGAACCAAGGTACCGAAGTCATTGGGGTTTTGCAATGATTCGACTTTGGCGATTTGCGATGCAAAAGTGATGGCAGATTTGTGGCCAGCAATCACAGCATGACGCTTCAATGCGCTGGTCAGAGTTGCATCTGTACCAGTGTTGGGGTTCATGTAGGTCTTGCCAGCAGCGCCACGGGGGACGAGGTTGGAGACATACACGGTGAAGCGGTCGATCATACCGATCTTGCCGTTGCGCAAAACGCTAGATGCGTCACCCATGAACTGGGCTTGTGCCAAGTTGGATTGCATCAGGATTTGGCGTTCTGTGGGGGTGATAACCAACCAACGGTCTGTCTCAGGGACATTGTTCTCGTCCAACACGCTAGACAAAGCAGTGATGCTTGACAGGATGTTAGAAGCAGTCAAAGTCACGGGAGCCAGATCGGTACCCAGGTTGAAAGAACCAGAGATTGCACCAGCGGTAGCACCTTGGTTGGCGGCAGCGCCTTGGTTGAAGTTGGTATACAGAACGTCTTTGTCGATCTGAATCTTCATCTGCATGGCAGCATCATTGGTGAACATGTCCATCAATTTAGGCTTGGCTTGCAACTCCAACACGTTGTTCACGTTGACGCCGAAGTATTTACCTTTGTTGATGACCAAGGTGATGGTGCTGGGAGCAGGAACTTCGTAAGCCAAGTTTTGGCCAACAGAGTAGCTGTTGATAGTGATCGAAGGGATTGTGTTGATGATCACGGTATCGCCCATACCAGTGATGTCGCCTTGCCAGTCGGTGTTAGCGATTTCGCCGAACACGGTGGCTGCGTAGAACTTCTGAGCCAACTTGCCAGACCAGAGGGCTGGAATGAAGGAACCAGAGTAGGCGGTACCGGAATACGATACTTGGCCGCCGGGGGTGTTGAAACCGCCGGAGTTAATGGGATAGGCTGCTGCTGCGGTGATTGTAGACATGGTGGTCCTCTTTCAGTTAAAAAACGGTTTGGTTTGAACCGCCATGTCTAGGTGCTTGCTTAGTAGCGAATGCGTCCTTCGACGGTGGCGGCATGGATATCTTTTTCAATCTGCACCGCTTCTGCCTCGTCGATGAACCCACGTCTCCATTCTGAGTAAAACGAGTCAATATCCTGTTGGCTATAAACACGCTTATCCATATTTGGATTCGTAGGAGCTGGCGACGTACGCGAGCGGGTCGGTGCTACTTGACGCTGAAGATCGGCACGATTACTCGACTGAGCTGGCGGAGTTACAGACTTCTTGTACTGGTTAAAAATAATGGCGGTACGGGTTGCATCTAGTGCTTCATACGCGTTTGTGAGCGCGTACTGGCGAGGCATACCGTAGACGGGGTCCACTTCTGCTAACCAATTCAAGAAACCTTGGTCCACATTCAGGGCTTGCCAATCTGGTACTGCGGTTGTAAGAGCGCTTTCGTAACGGTCTTTATCAGACACGCCTTGCCGCTCAGCCACATTACCTAGCTTGCCCTTCAGTTCGGCGATCTCTGCGGTTAACTGCGCTTCGAGTTGGCGGCTGCCCGCCATCTTTGCTTCAGTCGCCCGCTCAATCAAGTCGATTAAGTCGGAGCCAAATGCTTCTTTGTCTTGTTCAGTGATTAGAGACGGAGTCGAGGCCGGTACAGGTTGAACTGGTTGAACTTTGGCTACCGCGAGGTCTGAGGTCAGCTGGCTGATTTGGCCATTCATCTCTCGAACTTGCGCGTATAGACGCGGTACTTCAGCATCAAACTTGCCTTTCAGAGTGTGGTACTTCTGTTCCCACGTTTCTTCGGACACCGCTGGCTTCGGTTCTGGCTCTGGCGAAATCTCTTGCGGTTGTGGCTCAGGAGCGGGTTGAGGGATTTCAATTGGTTCACCAGTATCCGGGTTAACAGGCTGGGTTCCACTTAACTGCGCGACGAGCGCGTCAGCATCTTCAACTTGCTGTTGAACAGCACGAGGCAATGACATTTCTATCTCCTTCGCTCCGACTACGCTGGAGGGCTCCAGTTACGGTGTGCCCACTCACGCTTACGGTCAGCTACTACGGTTAAATTTTGATTCCAAGCGCCCTTGCGGGTAAGCTCATCATCTACGGGTTTTAGTCAACAAAGTGCTACCTTCATCGACAAGGTCAAGGAGTTCCTTAACCTGCAACGCCCGACCTTGCAGTCGGAGCATTTCATCTTTATCTCTCGCTTCACACAGGCGCATTAGCGTGTCTGCGTGTTGCTTTTGCATGAATTCTACCAGTGGTTGGAACTCTTGCGTTTTCAATAGTGTAAGGCAACGAGCTACTTGCTCGTCAACTCGCACCGTCATTATTTGCAGAGACCGTCGGTCTTAGCAGACATCTGAGCGAACTCACCGCCACCACGCTTCAATGTAGCGAAGATGCCGCCGTCAGAACCGCCGTTGCCTTGAGAGGCTGGGCCTTTGGACATGCCGTCGGTTTTGGCAGAAGTTTGGTCGTACTCTTTAGTACGAGACTCTTTAGGTTGGATTGCTTGCATGGGATTACTCCGTTAGGTTGATGCGATTATGAACAACATTTTACTGTTGTCAAGAGCCAACTCCGCTAAGTGGTGCGAAATTGTTGGTTACGGGTGCGCCGTTTTGTAACGTAGCACCGGGTCGAGCGTTTGGTGGTGTACCGCCTGCTTGCGCTTGGCCGCCCTGTTGTTCCATCGCCAGCTGCTGTTGCTGCTGGACCATAGCCTGTTGTTGCTGTTGAGCCATACGTGCTTTGATGATCTCCACTGGAGGCACGATATTGTCTGGGTTCAAGTCCAACGTCTTAGCAGCCTGACGCAACAGTTCTGCGATGCCCTCGACACCGACGATCTGCTGAGTGACTGGGTTAGACAACGCAATCTGCAAGAACTGGTTCTGGCGCATCTGAGCTTGCTCTTTCACCAGCAACGAAGTCGCGCCGCGTGCAACGATGTTGATGTCGCCCTTCAAGTCTGGGTCGTCACCGTAGCGCATGTTGTAAAAATACAACCGCTCGATGGCCAGACGAATGACGTTCTCGTCGATGTTCGCAATAACCTGCTTGATGGCTTTGCCTGCATTGGACATCATCATGCTCATACCAGAGGCTGTACGGCCTGCGCCGCCT